AATCATTGATTCAACTTCCATTTCATGATGATCCTACATTATGGACTGAACAATTAGCAGATAATATTACTTCAAAGTTTGAAGGGCAGTATGTCCCATTTGTTACAGAAGTAGAAGAATTTAATACAGTAATGGGTAAAGATTGGCAAAATCGATCTACACCCACTATTGATAAAAAGGATGCTGAATTTGTCATTAATTTTATTCAGGAGGAATTAGATGAACTCCGAGAAGCGGTTGAACAAGAAAATATCCAAGAAATATTAGATGCAATCTTAGATATCACTTATGTTGGATTGGGTAATGGCGCCTTGGTATTTGGATTAAAAGATAAAATTTGGGAAGCATATCAAGAAGTACAAGCTTCTAATTTGTCTAAAATTTGCACCACATTAGAAGAAGCTGAGGAAACAGTTAAAGTACGTTCTGAACAACAAGGTGAGCCTTGCCATTATGAGGAAGTAGGAAGTAATTATGTTGTCTATAGAACAAGTGATAAAAAAGTAATGAAATCAATTAACTATTTCCGTCCTGACTTATCAAAATTCTTTAATGTATAAAAAAATATACGCCCAACCCATAGGAAAAAATAAACATAAAATCCACCTATGGACTGATGCTGGTAAAGAAGAAATAGAGTGGATTAATAAGTCTTACAGGGAATGTGATCCTGGATCAGCTACTCATACCGGTTTAAATGGTGAACCTCTAAAAATTACTTCTAAATGGGAAAGAGAGGAGCCTAATCTTCATTATTGGGATATACCTGCCCATCAAAAGTTCCTTATAGAAAAGTACGGTACTAATGATGAACCCTCAGTTACACACAGAGAAGTATTTTTCGATATTGAAACTGAAATGGGAGATGCTCTTACTGAGGATTATATAAAACGAGCTCCAAAAAAAGTTACTTCAGTTGCTTGGTATGACAAACAAGTAGATGAATGGGGGATTTTAATTTTAGATGCTAAACGACAGTTAGAGTATACTAAAAATGGAAATCAAGAGATAATTCCAGTACAAACAGAACAGGAACTCCTTTATAAATTTCTTGAAAAGTTTCGAGAAATGGACCCTGATATTATTGTGGGTTGGAATAGTGATTATTTTGATGTACCCTATCTATATTATAGGATGTGCAATGTATTAGGTGAAGATATAGCTGCCCATCTTTCTCCTATTCAAAAAGTAAGAGAAACCCCCTGGTTTAAAGATCAATATATTCAAATCATGGGGGTTGAATCTCTTGATTACATGCGTTTACACAAAAAATATAGTTGGGCTGATGAACCATCTTACCGTTTAGATGCTATTGGTGAAAAATATGTTGGTGTAAATAAGATTGAGTATGAAGGTAATCTTGATGATTTATTTGAATCTGATATAAATAAATTTATTGAATACAACTTTCGTGATGTTGAGATTCTAAAACTATTAGACGAGAAATTAGAGTACCTAGCACTTACTAAAAATCTATCCCATAAAGGTAAACATAACTATAGTGAAGTATACGCTAACACAAAAACCCAAGATGGCGCTATTTCAGCTTATTTATTAGAACAAGGATTAATTCCACCTTCCAAAGATAAAAGTAATGTTACTAAAAAGGGTTATGCTGGCGGTTTTTTATTCTGCCCCAAAGCAGGTATTTACAATTATCTATTTGATGAAGATCTAACCTCACTATATCCTTCTATTATTATGACTATTAATATAGGTAAGGAAACGTTAGTTGGTAGAATTATTGATGCTGATGACAGAAATAATCGTCTTGGCCTTAATGATTTAATGGATAAAGATCCTGAAGAGGAAATAACTATAGAAAATGCTAAACGTCGAAAAACCCAAATAAAAATAGGTAAATTAATTAACCTAATCAAAGATATGAAAATGTCTATATCAGCTAATGGGGTATTTTTTAGAACTGATAAACAATCAGTTTTATCTACTATACTCAATAAATGGTTTGATGAAAGGGTTAAGTATAAAACTGAAATGAAAAAAGCATATAAGTCAGGTAATAATGAATTAGGTGCATCATTTCATATGAAACAATATACTATGAAAATTCTACTTAATTCTTTATATGGAGCAACAGCATTACCTAGTTTTAGATATGGTTCTGTTATACTATCAGAAGCTATTACTTTAAGTGGTCAAAGAATTATTCAAGAATCAGCTTTATGTGTTAACAGACACATGAATAAAAAAATAAAAAAATTAACACCTGCATTATGAAACTAACAGGACATGCATTTAAAAGAGGTTCTATAGTTTTACTAAACGGTAAACCTATAGATAAAAAAGAAGTTATAAAATTAAGTGAAAATTGGAGTGAAACTCTAATTAAACAATTTAAGAAACTTCTTAAACATGGGGGAGAAATTTTTGTGGAAAAAGAAAATCAACATTTTATTATAGAAACCGATGGTCCTTTATTAAATTCACGAGGAGAAAAAGATGGTGGGATATTTAAAGGCCCATCTATAGAAGATAGATTTTAATGAAGCATTTAGAAGATACACCTTGGTATATTTGTGATAAAGGGGACACTAACTATTGTGCCTACATGGATACAGATTCAGTGTATATTCATGCTGAACCCATATTAAAAAATTTATATCCTAATTTTGAACAAATGACTAGTGAGGAAAAGGATTCCGCACTTGAAAAACTAGCCCTAGAATACCAGGATATTATCACTGATTCCTATGACACTTTAGCTAGTGAATGTTTTAATATTAGTGATCACCGTTTAGAAATGAAAACAGAATGTGTTATACGTTCTGCATACTTTAGATCTACACGTAGATATGCTCAATGGATCACTAAACAAGAAGGTATAGCTAAAGAATCATTAGATGTAAAGGGATTAGAATTTAAAAAAGCTAATTTTCCTCCTATTTTAGGTAAATTCTTTAAAAATATTCTAGTTGATGTATTGAAAGGTACAGAGCAAGAAGAAATAATTACTAGGGTTAAGGAATTCAAATCACAAATATTAGATGGTACTATCCCCCTTACTGAATTAGGCAATCCTCAATCAGTAAAAAAATTAAATAAGTATGTCAGTAAAAAACCACGTGCGGGTGAAATGTTCTCTACTTTAGAAAAAGGTGCAACCGCGGCTATTAAAGCTACTGTTGCCTACAATGATTTACTTAGATTTTGGAAACTTAATACCCAGTACCCCTATATCACCCAAGGTAGTAAAATTAAATGGATTTATTTAAAACCTAACCCATACCAAATAGAATCATTAGCTTTCATGCCTGGTGCAGATATCCCACCTAAAATAAATGAATTCATAGAAAAATATGCTGATAGAAAAAAGATTTTTGATAGTATTCTTTTAAATAAATTAGAGGGGTTTTTTGATGATCTAGGATGGGTTTTTAATTTAAATCCCTATCAACAACAATTCTTTAATTTTTAGTTATGATTAAAAAAGTAGATTTACAAGGTTTTATAAATAAATATTACCTAAAAATGAATGAGCAAGTAGTATGGTCTTTTAAGGATAATATTTTATCTGTTGATTTTACTACTCCTAGTAAGGATGTTATAGGGAATGTTAGATGTGAAGACATAGGTTTTGAGGATATAGATTTACCTATTTTTAACACTAAGAAAGTCCAATCGTTAGTTGATTTATGTGAGGGTGAAATATTAATGGAAGTAGAAAAAACTAATAAAATTCCTACTAAATTAAAAATATCAGATGAGAAGTTTAATACTATATATGCCTTAGCGGATGCTTTACTTATTCCAAGGGTTGGGTCTGTAAATGAACCTCCTTATGATGTTGAACTAGAGCTAACCTCAGAGGATGTATTTAATCTTGTTAAAGCAAGAAGTGCAATGTCTGAAACAGCTAATCTAATTATGAGTACTACTAAAGATTTAGATGGTGATCCAGTTTGTGAAGTTATTTTTGGTGAAGAAGGTGGACATGAAAATAAAATATCATACCAATTAAGGGGTAATATAGACGAAATAGGAGTTAAAGTACCCTTTGATTTAGATAAATTCAGAGATATTTTAAATGTAAATAAAAACTCAGATGAAGGATTAATTCAACTAAGTAGTAAGGGTTTAATGAGATTAACATTTAAAACAGGTAAAATAACTAGTACCTATTATATGATTAGACGTGCAGAAAATGTATTTTAACTATATGTATAACAAAACTGACCTAGGAGGCAGTAAATTGTTTTATTTTTTTAACCGAGTAGCTTAGGCACTCAAAAATTTGTAACTATGAGTACACGTATTTTAGAACAAAGTGTTCACCCTTTTGATTTATTATTTCGAAACTTTTTCGAACCCGACCGTAATTTCTTTCCCGTAGTGGAAAGTAAAATTCCTCACCCTGTAGACATTTACGAGTCAGATTTTGGTCTACATTTTGAAATTGCTTGCACTGGTCTCACTAAAAAAGATGTTGATATCAACATTGAAGGAGATGTACTTCGTGTTTCCTACACTAAGGGGAAAGATGAAACAGATAATGGGTACAAGTACATTCACAGAGGAGTAGCTAAACGATCCTTTAATTTAGGATACAAAATTGGCTCTAAATTTAACTTAACTAAAGCAGCTGCAGAAATGAATAATGGATTATTGGAAATCTCTATTCCATTTGCGGATACTGCTAAACCCCGATCTTTAAAGATCAATTAATTTATTTGGCCTCCTAGGTTATTTTTTGTATATTTAAATCTTAAAAAGTCTTATGAAAAAATTAGAAGCATTATATGATGCAGTTATTGTTAAACCCGTTGAAGAAGATGAAACTACATATGGTTCAATTGTAGTTCCTGATATGGGTAAAGAAAAAAACCAACACGCCGTAGTTGTTGCTGTCGGCCCTGGTAAACGAACCATTAATGGAAATTTAATTCCTACTACAGTAGAAGTAGGACAAACCGTAGTTTTACCCACAATGGGTTTTACACGCATTGAATTTGATGGGGAAGAATATTATGTGGGTCCTGAAAACCAAATATTAGCCCGCATTGTTAATGAAGATTATCAACAAGAATTACCATTTTAAATAAAAGTATATGTATAAAGTTATTGAATTAGGAGCAGATGCTCGAGAAAAATTAATTGCCGGTATTGATATCCTAGCTGATACTGTAGTTTCTACTTTAGGTCCTAATGGGAGGAATGTAATTATTAAAAATTTAGGTGAGTGGGTTAAATCAACAAAGGATGGAGTAACAGTAGCTAAAAATATTGTAGTAGAGGATCCTATGCAATCCACAGGAGTTCAACTTATAAGACAAGCCGCTTTACAAACCGCAGACTCAGCAGGTGATGGTACTACAACTTCAACATTATTAGCTAGAGAAATTATTAAAAACGGTTTATCTAGTATTAATAGAGGAGTAAATGCCGTTGAAGTAAAAAGAGGAATTGATTATGCTACTAAAAAAGTAGTGGATTACCTAAAAGAAGAAGTAGCAGAAGATATTTCCTCTGAAGAACAATTAGAACAAGTAGCTACAATTTCATCTAATAATGACCCCGAAGTAGGAAAACTAATTGCATCAGCTATTGATAAAGTGGGCAGAGATGGGATTGTACATATTGAAGAATCTAAATCGGGAGAAACATACCTAGAGACTGTGGAAGGTATGCAATTTGATAGAGGTTATAAATCTCATTTCTTTGTTACTAATAATTCCAACATGACATGTACTTTAGAAAACCCCTATATTCTAATTGCAGATCATAGATTTTCTACAGTAAAGGATTTATTACCAATTTTAGAAAGTGTTTCTACAACCAATAAATCTCTTCTCATTATAGCTAAAGATATTGATAATGAAGCCTTAGCAACCCTTATTGTTAATAAAGCTAGAGGTACCCTAAAAGTAGCGGCTGTTAAAGCTCCTGAATTCGGAGATAGACAAAAATTAGTTTTAGAGGATATTGCTACCCTAACTGGAGGTCAAGTATTTGATAAAAATAAAGGTATGAAACTTGAAAAATTCAGTTGGGATTGGTTTGGAGAAGCTCGTACCGTTACTATTACTAAGGACCAGACAACAATTGTTGATGGTAAAGGTAAAGTTGAAGATATTGATGGTCGAGTAGGTGAATTACAATCACAAATCGAAAATGCAAAATCTCCCTTTGAAATGGAAAAACTACAAGATCGTTTAGGTAGAATGGTTGGGGGTGTTTCTATTATCCATGTTGGGGGATATAATGAGACCGAAATGCAGGAGAAAAAAGATCGTGTGGATGATGCTTTAAATGCAACTAAAGCTGCATTAGAAGAAGGTATCGTCCCAGGAGGTGGAGCTGCATTGATATATGCCAGTGAAACTCTAAACCATAAGGATGATTCTTTCTCACCTGATTTTTGTCTAGGTATTGATTTTGTTAAAAGGGCCTGCTATAAACCTCTTGAACAAATTTTAACTAATGCTGGATATGAAGCAAGTGTTATTTATGAAACTATTAACACTATTTTAGATTCTGATGATACTTGGACTGGTTTTGATTTAAAAAATAAATCATATACTAATATGAAAAAAGTTGGTATTATTGATCCTACAAAAGTAACTAGAACAGCACTTGAGAATGCATCTTCAATTGCAGGAACAGTATTATTAACAGAATGTGTAGTAACGGAAATACCTAGGGATGATGCAGAATTGCAACATTATTTAGCAGGTGCCGATGATTTTACAATGTAATGGAAAACCGGACTGAAATAGTTGAATTTCCTGAACTCATTGCAGTTAGAGTACCACCTGGGGATAAATGGATATTAAAGGATGACCCTAATGAGGTAATCCATCCATCCCTTACTGATGTATTAGAGGCCTATTTCCAAGCTACTGAGTTCAAGGGGGAGTATAAATTAGCCCCCTTGGACTCAAAATTATATGCTCTTAAAACTAAAGAAGAAGAAATTATAATTAAAGAAGAACCAGAAAAGCGTTATGGGTTATTTGGAGAATTCAAACAGGGTGCGTAACTTCATGTAAATAAAAGTTATGGATCATACTCTTTTAAATGAAAAATATAGACCACAAAATTTAGATACATTTGTAGGTAATGAAAATGTTAAACAAACTATTTCACAATACCTAAGTAATAATGATATCCAAAATTTTATATTTTATGGTCCTGCAGGTAGTGGAAAAACAACACTGGCTAAAATTATAGTTAAGAATTTAGATTGTGATTATCTATATATTAATGCTTCTGATGAACGAGGTATTGAAACTATTAGAAATAAAGTAGTAGATTTTGCTAGTGTAGCATCGTTTAAATCTATAAAAATTATTATTTTAGACGAGGCTGATTTCCTAACTATCCAGGCACAAGCATCACTTAGAAATATAATAGAAACATTTTCTCGTAATACACGTTTTATTATGACGTGTAATTTTATTGAACGGATCATTGATCCCCTGCAATCTAGATGCCAAGTACTTAAAATAGTACCTCAATCTAAACAAGAGATAGCACGTCATGTTCATGATATCTTATGCAGTGAAGATGTAACATTTGAATTGGAAGATATAGGTACTATAGTAAATAAACATTATCCTGATCTAAGGAAAATACTTAATACAGTACAATTTTCTATTAATGATGGCAAACTACAACCGGATAAAAATGTTTTAGTATCATCAAATTATATTAAAAATGTTATTAAAGAATTATCGGGTATTAAACCTAGTTTTAAAGATTTACGACAGATTATTGCTGATTCTGGAGTAAATGACTATGAAGAATTATTTAGGGCTTTATTTGATTATTCCCCTAAATATGCCCCTGAATTAGAGGGCTCTATAGCTGTAATACTTAACAATCATTTATATCAAGCTAATTTTAGAATTGATAAAGAAATTAATATTATGTCAGCTATAGCTAAAATTATTGAATTAAAAAAATCAAACACAATTATTTAAATTTTACTTATGGAACAACAAATAAATCAACCACAACTTAATATTGATATGAAGAATACTACAGCAGTTAAAACCCCCGATGGGGATGTAGTATTTCAACAAGGAATAATATTACGCCAAGTATCTAAATTTGTAGCAGGTACAGATGAAGATGCTATTATGCCTTTACCTGTTTTTTACAATGTTAAAACAGGAAAAATTCTTAAAGATACTATCCCACCAGACCTGCGGGAGGAATATAGTGAATATTGTATATGACAATTTGGAATTGGTTAGAGGAAATTACCTATAAAAAATCTCCTTTAAGTTCATTTAGTGAGCAAGATTGGGAATCCTTTAATAGTTACATGATTCATAGGTTTATTTCCATGAATCCCTATTATGTGGAATTATCAAATGAGGTCCAAACTATCTTACCTACTGAAAAAAAACAAATTTATACAGTTTATAGGGAATTAGTACCTAAACGTAAAGTATTTCTAAAATATGTTAAAGGTAATATTACTAAGTATAACGTAGACTTAATGGAATTATTATCTAACCATTTTGAGTGCTCTAAAAAAGAAGCAAAAGAATATTTTAACATTTTAGGAAAATCTAAAGTTAGAGATTTGTTAAATAAAATGGGTTTTGAGAAAAAAGAAATTACTAAATTACTAAAAGCCTAAAATGGCCAAGAAAAAAATTCCTAAAATAGTTAAAGAAATTCAAAATTTTGAATTACCTGAGATTAATTATTCTTATCAAAAGAACATATCATATTCTCAAATGTCTATGTTTTTGGAATGCCCCAAGAAATGGGCTCTTATGTATAGAGATGGTCATAAAGTTTTTACATCAAATATTCATACTGTTTTTGGAACAGCTTTACATGAGGCCTTACAACATTATATGACTACTATGTTTGAAATATCTGGGGCAGCCGCAGATAGGGAAAATACAGTAGAAATATTTGAAAATTCTTTTAGAGAAAATTATACTAACCAGTTTAAATCTAATAATAATAAGCATTTTACTACCCCTGATGAAATGAGAGAGTTTTATGAGGATGGAGTGGCTATTATAGAATTTTTTAAAAAACGAAGACCTAAATATTTCACTAGAAGAGATACATTTTTAGTAGGATGTGAAATCCCTATTATTATACAACCTAGTAAAAGTTTAAATAATATCATGTATATGGGTTATTTAGATTTAGTGTTATATAATGAATGGGAAGATAAATTTTACATTTATGATATAAAAACTTCAACTAGGGGATGGGGAAATAAAACTAAAAAGGATGAAATTAAACAAACCCAATTAGTTTTATATAAAAAGTTTTTTTCGGAACAGTATGGAATCCCATTAGAAAAAATAGATGTAGAATTTTTTATTGTTAAAAGAAAAGTACCTGAATTTTCTGATTTTGCTATTTCTAGAATTCAAACTTTTAAACCTGCATCTGGTAAAGTTAAAATAAATAAAGCTACTAAATTTTTGGATACTTTTATTTCAGAAGCTTTTAATAAATCGGGACATAATGATACTGTGCATATTCCTAAACCTGGGAATGGTTGTAGGTTTTGCCCCTATGCTGATAATAAAAACCTTTGTGAGTTTGGTATAGAGTTTTAATTTTTTATATATTTGTGTATATTTATATCAAACGTTATTAATTAAAAATATTGTCATGAGTAATCAAAAGTTAACTAGTGTAAAAATAGATTCCGATATGTGGGATAATTTTAGAGTTGAATGCATCAAACGCAAATTCTCTTTTCAAAAACTTGCAGAACGTAGTATTCATTTGTATCTTACCAATGAAGATTTCAGAAAACAAGTTTCATCACATACTAATTTGGAATTTAGCACTGAAGAATAAGTTTTAAAAAAAATAAATATGAAAGAAGGTTATATTCCTCGGGATAAGAGGAAAACTATTCTCCTGTTAGGGGATGATATTAGGGTACATTCTGGAGTAGCCCAAATAGCTAGAGAATTTGTTTTGAATTCCTGCCACAGATATAATTTTACTTGCATAGGTGGAGCAGTTAAACACCCAGATAAGGGAAAAAGATATGATATATCTGATCCCATTAAAAATGAATCTGGAGTGGAAGATGCATCTGTATTTCTATATCCTGTAGATGGTTATGGAGATATTAATATTTTAAGAAGTATTATAAAATTGGATAAACCTGATGCTGTATTTTTTATTACGGATCCTAGATATTATAGATGGTTATTTGAGGTGGAAAATGAATTTAGAATAAAAATGCCTTTTATTTATCTTAATATTTGGGATGATGTGCCTGCTCCAATTTATAATAAGGACTTTTATGATAGTTGTGATGCTTTGTTAGGTATATCTAAACAAACTGTAAACATAAATAAAATGGTTCTTGGGGATAAAGCTAAAAATAAGATTATTAAGTATATCCCACATGGGTTAAATAATAAAATTTTCAAGCCCATCCATGGAGAAGATCCGGAGCTGTTAGAATTTAAAAATAAAATTCACCAAGATAAAGAATATGATTTTACTTTATTATTTAATTCTAGGAATATTAGACGTAAATCTATAATGGATTTACTATTAGCTTGGAAGGTTTTTACTGAAAAGTTGCCTAAATCTAAAGCTAAAAAATGTAGTCTTATCTTAAAAACAGATCCTATAGATGGTAATGGTACGGATCTACCAAGGGTCATTGAATATCTTTTATCGGAAACAGAAAGCAATATCCAGATAATTGGGAATAAATTATCATCTAAGGATATGAGTTATCTATATAATATGTCGGATGGGGTTGCATTATTATCATCTAATGAAGGATGGGGTTTAGCTCTTACGGAAGCGTTATTAACAGGAACTCCTTTTATAGCTAATGTTACAGGTGGTATGCAAGACCAAATGAGATTTGAGGATAATGAGGGAAATTGGTATACTCCTACCCCAGATATACCTTCAAACCATAGAGGAACATATAAAAAACATGGCAATTGGGCATTCCCAGTATACCCTTCAAGCATATCACTACAGGGTTCTCCTGCTACCCCTTATATTTTTGATGATCGATGTAGTTGGGAAGATGCTGCTGTTCAAATAGAAAAATTATATAATCTATCCCCTACTGAAAGAAAAAATAGGGGGTTAGAGGGTTACAGATGGGCTATTAGTGATGAAGCAGGTTTCACTTCTGCAAAAATGTCTAATAGAATTATAGATGCTGTAGATAACTTATTTGAAGTATGGAAACCCAAACCCAAGTATGAATTTATTACTGATACTACAGTAGAAAAACAGGTTTTACCACATAAATTAATATATTAATGAAAAACACATTTTATATAAGTTGTCCTATAGATACTTATTCCGGATATGGGTCCCGAAGTAGGGATTTTGTAAAAGCTCTAGTAGAATTAGACCAATATGATATTAAAGTGTTGCCTCAAAGATGGGGGAATTGTGCTTGGGGGTTTATTGATGAACATGAAGAAGAATGGGGGTTTTTAAAACCCTTATTACATGAATCAAATGATTTACCCCAACAACCCGATATTTGGTGTCAAATTACAGTTCCTAATGAATTCCAAAGAGTAGGAAAATTTAATATTGGTTTAACTGCTGGTATTGAAACCACCCATTGTGCACCCCAGTGGATAGAGGGTCTAAATAGAATGGATTTAAATTTAGTTTCCTCTGAACATTCTAAAAAAGTTTTTGAAACTACCATTTATGATCATAAAGATCCCAAAGGTAAAATAATAAGACAAATAAAGTTAGAAAAACCCACTAAGGTATTATTAGAGGGAGCATTAACTGATTTGTATAAACCCTTAAAGCGTAGTGAATTATCCGATAAAGAATTATTTAATGATATTAATTCCATCCCTGAGGATTTTGCTTTTTTATTTATGGGTCATTGGATGCAAGGAGATATAGGAGAAGATAGAAAAAATTTGGGGATGCTGATTAAAATATTTTATGAAAAATATAAAAATAAAAAAAATCCTCCAGCATTAATTCTAAAAACCAGTATTACTAATGCATCTGTAATAGGAAAAACTGAAATATTAAGAAAATTAAATGCTATTAAAAAATCTATTAATTCAAAGAAACTTCCTAATGTGTACATAGTCCATGGCGACTTAAATAATAGGGAAATCAATGAATTATATAATCACCCTAAAGTAAAAGCTATGATATCCATAGCTAAGGGTGAGGGATTTGGAAGACCACTTCTTGAATTTTCTTTAACTAATAAACCTATTATAGCTTCTAACTGGTCAGGTCAATTAGATTTTCTTCACCCTGAATTTTGTGCTTTAGTAGAGGGTTCACTTAAACCTGTACATAAATCTGCAGTAATTAAGGATATGCTAATTCCAGAATCCAAGTGGTTTGCCCCCGAACCCATTAGTGTTTCAAATGCACTAACTAACATTACGGATAATTATAAAGATTGGAAGGTAAAAGCTAAAAGACAGGGTTACCATTCTAGAAGTAATTTTAGTTATGATAAAATGAGGGAGGTTCTTAGTGATATATTAAAGGAAAGTATACCTGCCATAGCTAAAGAAGTACCCATGTCTTTACCTAAATTAAAAAAAGTGGGGGAAAATAAATTACCTAAATTAAAATTACCTAAACTAAAAAAAATAAGTAATGATTGATAATTTAATTACATGTCCCTGTGAACGTAAAAGTAATGCGTGTTACGTTCAAGAAGTAAACCAGGATATAAAAAACTATATGTGTTATGGTTGTGGCTTCCAAACTAATTCTCTTATGAAAAAAGGAGAAAATTATTTCTCTGAACAAATGGAAATTTTACCTAATTTATATAAGGAATTAATGGGGGAAGATGATGAAGGTAAAATATGGATGCCCACTATGGTAAATTTACCTAAACAGGGAATGGTATTTGCTAATGGGAAAAATGCCTCTGAATGGAAATGGGCAGCAGTAAAAGCTATACCTGTAAATGAGGATGAAAAAACTAAATATCCTATTCCTAATAAAAAAGGACAATATTACGAATACAGAATGGATATGGAAACCTTAGAAGAATTCCAAAAAGAAGATTACATGGATGCCTTAGAGTACATTGGTGTATTTGAAAATAAGGAAGCATGAATGTAAGTTACGCCATAACAGTTTGTAATGAGAGGCAAGAAATTGAAAATTTAATTAATTTTCTTATCCAAAATAAACATCCAATGGATGAAATAGTAGTATTATTTGATACTAATAATG